TATCTCAAACCAGTTAGACTGTATAAATCATATGATAGAATCTATGTTTTTTGTGAAGTCATGGATAATAAAAATAATGCACATGAAACAAATGATAGGGCAAAGTTAGGTAAAGAAGACGAATCTTTTTGGGTTGGGTTTGAACAAGAATATTTTATACGTTCAGCTCATAACCAAAACATTTTAGGTTTTGATTCAGGTACAATGATTGACCCGCAAGGAAAATATTATTGTGGTGTTGGAGGACAAATTGTTGGAAGAAATATTGTTGAAGAACATTTGGATATGTGTTTAGAATGTGGGATTGGTATTGAAGGAATCAATGCTGAGGTTGCATTAGGACAATGGGAGTATCAAATATTCGCAAAAGGTAAATTATTGGCTGCGGATGATTTGTGGATGTCTCGTTACTTTCTTTACAAAATTGCTGAGAAATACGGATATCAGATTGAATTACACCCAAAACCATTAGTTATTGGTGAATGGAACGGTTCAGGACTACATACAAATTTTTCAAATAAAATAATGAGAGAAGTTGGTGGAGAACAATATTTTAAATCAATTTTTAATGTTTTTGAATCAAGGAAAAACGTACATATGAAAAATTACGGTTCAGATAATGAACTTAGATTAACTGGAAAATATGAAACACAATCAATTAATAAATTTAGTTGGGGGATTAGTGATAGAGGAGCTTCTATCCGAGTACCTATGTCAACCGCAAAGGAATGGAAAGGATATGTTGAGGATAGACGACCAGCGTCAAATGCAAATCCATATAAAATACTTAATGTTATTTGTGAATCATTAGTGTCCGCAAAACAATTGGAATCAACGTTAAGTATTATGTATGAAGATATTGATACCGATAAGTTAAGTGAAAAATACGGAACAATGTCTAATGATGATTTGTTGAAAGAATATCGAAATGATGATGATTATGAATTATCTGAAAAAATGATGGAGTCTAAAGCAAATGTTAATCCAGAGTTTATTAATAACAAGAACTAATAAGATAAATGAAAAATAATTGTGAGTGTAACCCAATAAATGGGGGAAATGGTAATTGCCAGTGTGTAAATTCGTCTAAGGTTAACATAGAAAAAGAAATGGTAAATCATCCTGACCATTACCAATTTGGTAAAAATAATGAATATGAAGCAATAAAAGTTATTGACGCTTGGGATTTGGGGTTTAGTTTAGGAAACGCAATAAAATATATTAGTCGTGCAGGAAAAAAAAGAAAAGATACAGAACTTGAAGACCTCAGAAAAGCCCTTTGGTACCTCCAACACCACATCGAAAACATCGAAAAATAAAACAGGACTTAGTAAAGAAATTTCAGTTTTAGATGCAATCACAACACCAAGTGAATTACTACGAGAAACTTTTATAAATTTTATGTGGGGGTTTTTAGGTAATTCTATTGTTGTGTTTGTTGCAAAAGAATTGGACTTTTTAGTTTTAATAAATTATATTTTGTATTACGTTTTAATTTCGTACATTGTCAACAGAAAAAAATATGACACAATTTTAGGTAAGTTTATAGTTCTCCCTGGTTCGGCCGCGGGAGGAGCATTTGCGGGATATAAATTAGCTCAAATAATTACAGAAATAGTTTAATTAAAAAAAGATAAGATATGATAGGTAGTTTAGTGTATGTAAGTTTGTTATTGAATGTAGTATTAATTTTAAAATTGATAAGTAAATGATGATAGTAATGGGAATTTTAATTGGTGTAGCAATAGTGTTAACAACTGTGTTAGTAATGGATATTTTAATTGATATAATAATATGAAATACTACAAAATTATTTTAGCTGGTAAAGGGGCAGAACTTTACCCATTTGAATTAAACACAAAACAATACGAAACTTTTCGTGATAACGGGGTAGAATTAGATGAGATGGAATGCGACGATATATGTGAAATATTAGAAGTTGAAAGTTTTTTTGATTCGCCAAACGAATCTATTATGGGGCCTTTTGCGGATTCATTTATTTTAAGAGTTGAAGATGAGGATGGAAAAGTTGTTTATGAAACAGAAGTTTTGGATATAGAAAAAATTGATTACGAAGAAAAATATTGTAGTAATAAAGCTTTTTTAATTGTTGAAAATTATTGTAAAGGTGAACAAGTAATTTATGATATACCACTTGAAGAAGATTTTGATATTGATAAATTAAGATTAAAAGTCTATGATGTTGGTTGTAGAGTCGAAGTAGTAAACGAAATTATATATGATGAAAAATCATATGAAATTTATAAATCATATGGTGATACAACTAGTAAAGGATTTAATTATCATTTAACCGCAGGAATTTAAAAATTATGGAAACAGGAAAAATAATAAATGGAGATTGTATTGAGGTAATGAAAACATTGTCTGATGGGTGTATTGATTTGGTTGTGACATCACCACCATATAATTGCGGAATTAAATATGACACCCACATAGATGACTTACCTATGAATGAATATTGGAGTTGGACACGAGAATGGTTAACAGAAACTTACCGATTGATTAAAGATGACGGTAGAGTTTCAATTAACATTCCCTACGAAGTGAATGTTCAAGATAGAGGAGGTAGAGTATTTTTTGTTTCAGAATTTTATCAAATAATGAAAGAGGTTGGATTTAAATTCTTTGGAATTGTAGATTTAGAAGAAGATTCTCCACACAGAAGTAAGACAACAGCATGGGGTTCTTGGATGAGTCCCAGTTCTCCATATATTTATAATCCAAAAGAATGTGTAATATTAGCATATAAAAAACAACACATTAAAAAAGTTAAAGGTGAACCAGAATGGAAAGGAGTCCCAACTGAGATTGAACAGGAAGACGGGACATTAAAGAAAAAAATTGTATATGAGGAAAAAGATAAGAAAGAGTTTATGGAACTTGTATTTGGTCAGTGGAATTACTTTGCAGATACTAAATCACTCACCAAGGCAACTTTCTCAATGGACATACCAACAAAGGCGATTAAGATATTGTCCTACAAAAACGATGTAGTTCTTGACCCATTTGCGGGTTCAGGTACTAGTTTGGTGGCGGCAGAAATATTAGATAGAAGATGGTTAGGTATAGAATTAAGTGAAAATTATACTAAAGTTGCACAAAAAAGAGTACAAGACTTTGTTGACCGAAAAAAACAAATTAAAATAGAATTCAAATAAAAAGGTTATTACGACCTTTTTATTTGTTTTATGGATATTTATTAATAAAATAAAAAAATGGTTAACATATTAATAACTGAAAAACAACTTGCTTTAATTACTAAAAATCAATCATTAAAAAATATTGAACATATTAACGAAGGAACATGGGGAAACACTGTGGCTGATTTTGTTGGTATTATTGACCCCTCAGGTCTTGTAGATTTTGGTAATGGAATATCTTATTTTTATCAGGGAGACCATTTATTTGGAATGTTAAGTTTAATATCTGCCATCCCCTATGTTGGTGATGTTGTTGCTAAACCTGTAATGGGAGCTTTAAAAATAGGTAGTGTTGGTACTAAAGAATTAAAGGGAGCTATGAAATTAGCGGAATTAGGTAAAACCGCTGAAGCAAGTGTTATTTTATCTAAATTAGCGGAAAAACCTGGAGTTGTTGGTACATTTTTACAAAAAGCTCAAAATTGGGCACCAAAAGTCGCATCTAAAGTTGACATGTTACCGGGAGGAGTATTTAAAGGATTTAAAAATACAATATTAGATTATTTAAAATTATTTGAAAATGCTGCGGTTAAAAGTACTAAATTTCAAAAAACCGTTGGAACTTTAGCAACAAATTTATCTAAAGTTGCAAAACCTGCGGAAAGTATTAGGGCGTTAAAAGATATATTAAAAAACGAAAAAATTTTTACAGGATTAACTAAGAAAGGTCCTTTGGCTCAAATCTTTATAGGCGGGATGCCACGGCTTTTTGGTAATCGTCAAGTTAGAATTTTAATGAGAAGAACAAAATGGTGGTTAGGTTTATTAGATTATATGGGTTTTGGAAATTTTGTTGGACCTGAAGAACTTGAAAATTTAGTTGGTAATGAAACATTAATGAGACAAATGAATGAATATAATCAAACCGACGCAGCTAAACAAAATGCCGAATACGATTTTCCTGGAAATGTTGAGCAAGGACAAACACAACCAACCGTTACTAATCCAAGTGTGGGAATGTTAACCCCATCAACTGGAGACCCAAT